ATTCTGAACTTTCTTATGATAACAGCTATGCTATAAAAGATGATTTTATAGGAGAGGTATGCTTGGGAGTTAAAGAAAATATCTATAATGAATTATATGGGAAAAAATGGTGTTGTTGTGGAGATAGTTTTTCGGTTGCTGGTTATAATTCCGATGATGGCATACCACAAGATGTGTATGTATATCAAGATGGACCATATAAGGGCAAACAAAAAGTATATGGTACTATGATTGCTTTGCGAAATTCTATGAATTTTGTAAATATAGCAAATGGTGGAATGACAATGTGTAATATAGACGGTACTCGTACCAATTCTTTCACTTACAATGACTATTACAAAAAAATTCCATTGGATTCTGATTATGTTACTATTAAATTTGGAATAAACGATGGTAATTTTAATTCTCCAATAGGAACTATTGACGATGAAGTAGTCACTACATTTTATGGGGCTTGGAATGTTGTATTAAAATGGATTAGAAATAATCTGCCATTTACGAAAGTAGGAATTATTGTATCTAGCGGACTTGGTAAAACTCAACGTTCTGATAATTTAGCAGAAGCAACAAGAAATGTAGCTCAAAAATGGGGAATCCCAATACTTGATGAAATTAATGACAAAACTATTCCACTACTTCATAGAACTAATAGACCTGGCATATCATCTGATGTGTATGACTTGCTTATTGAAAAATTTAGTGTGAATACAGCAACTGGTAATACCCATCCAAATGTAAAGGCTCATGAATTTGAAAGCACTTTTGTAGAAGCTTTCATTAGAAAGTTATAAACTTAAGTTAGAACTCAAAGTTGCTGACTTTGGAAATTTAAAAGTAAGACTATATGAAGAAGAAACAATTACATGAAGCACTGGCTGTGCTTCTTACTAAATTATCATCGGCAAGGGACAATCCCTTGCTGATGGATAACTACGTGGTGAAAGCCTTGCGCACGGTTCTTTTGGAGTTTAAGGAATCGGGCGAGCTTCACGAAGCATACAAGGAGCAGATACAATCCACGCTGGAGAGTAACAACCCCTGGGTAGCTATGATGATGAAGTCAATTGGCGCAGATCCTTCTATTAAGAATGGCATGACCGATGAAGCCATTGACGGAATGATTGATTCGATGTTGGGCAACGATTAAAACATTTTATTATGAATGACAAGGAGAAAGAACTATGGCGAGTTATAGACAACGTAATCAAGTGTTGCGCCATCGAACTGCCGAACGGAGAGTTGAGCATTACGAGAGAAGATGTTCTCGGCAAGTCGAGAGCAGAAAACCTCGTAATGACACGATGTATGGTCGTTGAGCAGATGATACATGCATGATTCAGCATAACGACCACTGCGACCATATTAAACCGCACCGTTCCAGCAGTGAGACATCTGTGCAAGATGGCTTACACATACCTCAGCACTTCTCGAGTTTATCGACTTGCCACGGCACAAGCGACCTTGCTAAACAAGGACGTTGAGCCGATTTGTGTTTAATCAAGAAACAAAAAGAAAATAACCAAAAGCGTTCTTTGAAAATAATTCGATAAATACCCCTGCACTAACTTTTTGGAGCGAGCCAAAAATCAGAGTAACTTTGCAGCGGATTCCAATATTTGGTTTCCGTAACGTAATTAACTCAAAATTTTATGGCAGACACAATCGAGAAAGTTTATTGCACTGGGGACGGTGGCAATGACAACCTGGCAGCAGCCTTGCTCGCTAGAGGTAGAGACAATGATCCAGCAACGATGCTGGCAGCAATGAACGGTGGTATGGGCAACTGGATGAATAACCCGTTTGCCTATATGATGATGATGGCTTGGATGCGAGACTGGAATAACCGTGGCGGCAATTTGCAGGACACGGAATTGCAGAATCAGATTGCGAGCCTTCGCACACAGATGCAGGACGGCAATAATACGGCTCTCCTGATGGACGCAGTGAAGGGCAACGGTGTTGCTCTTGGTCAGCTGGCGCAGAATCTTAACTGCGATATGAACCAGCTGCAGAATGCAGTCTGTGGCGTGCAGGCAGCAATCCAAGATGTAGGCGGCAAGGTTGGTCTCAGCGCAGAGCGAGTAATCAACGCAGCGAACCTCGGAAACCTCAACATCATCCAGCAGTTGAAGGACTGTTGCTGCCAGACCCAGCAGAACATCATCAAGATGGGCTACGAGAACCAGCTGGGGCAGAAGGACATCCAGAACTCAATGCAGCGAGGATTCGATTTCAACAACCGCAGCATAGAGCGAGGCTTCTCGGCACTCGGTTTCCAGCTTCAGCAGGACAAGTGCGACATCATCCGCTCGAACCAAGACAACACCCAGCGCATCGTTGATGTTCTCAACAACCACTGGCAGCAGGATTTGCAGCAGAGGTACAACGATGCACGCCTGGAGTTGAGCCAGCAGAGACAGAACGCTGAACTTATTGCAGCGTTGAAGACCACCACGACCGCCACTGGAGCATAGGAGGTCTTAACAAAATCTATCAAGGGGCAACTCGCTGTTCTATCAGTGAGACCCCTTTTTGTCTATTTATCGAATTATTTTAAAAGAGCGCATCATGGAATTTAAGAATATACAAAGAAATCACCCGGTCTATCTGCTAGACAAGCAGACGGTGGAAGTTAAGGAAGGCAAGGTCGTAGACAACCAGCCGCACATCAACACTGGCATCGCAACCATTTCCAGCAGCGGACAGCCAATGCGAGACGTAACAATCGAGGTGGAGGGAAAGCAGACCATCTACACCATACCCGAACACCTCGGAGTTACCTTTGCAGGCGAAACCGTACTGGCAACCGACAAGGCAGACCTTTTGCCCGAAGTTGGGAAATTGGTAAATGAAGCCGATGAGATAATCAAGGCATACGAGCCAAGCAAGGAGCGAAAAGCCAAGGGCGAAGAACTTCTTGCAGCTTTGAATCCGGCAATCAAGGAAAAGCAGGAAACCGAAAAGCGTTTCAAGGCACTTGAGGGCGATATAAGCGGCATTCGTGGCATGGTTAAGCAGTTACTCGACAAACTAGGATAGGAGGGCGCAAAATGAAGAAAATAATCGTTATGCGCCATTCTTCTGATAGAGAGGAAGAGCGACACCAGCACCAAGAGAGCGACATCATCCACAGCTTGCCCTACGAGAAGACAGCAAAGGCACTCATGGGAGCCAGTGGGTACGTGGCATACGTTGCCAAGCACGGCTACCACTTCACGAAGCAGCTAGCAATCAAGGCAAGCGAGCAGATGAAGAACGTAGACGGAACGAGCCATCGGTGGACGGTAGACGAAATCCGGCTGGCGACAAACAACGAGATAATCTCAAAGGGTACGACCCTCGGGGATATTCTCTATTTGGCTAATATGGCTTATGCGGACTTCTACCCGAAGGTAATCAAGACCGAGAGCGACTGCGTACAGTATGCTATTGCCGTAGCCAGTGATCCGGACGGATACGAGGGTATGGCATTCTGCAGGTGGACGGCAGACATCATCGGGAAGGGCGTGACCATCGACTGGGAGAAATTGGAATAACCAAAAAAATAAATTGATATGAGCGAAGTATTTCACGATTTTCAGGTGCACCACCTTTATCTGTGCGCCCTAGTAATTTTTATCTGTTTCGCTACAATTCTGATAGCGATGACAATTGACCTGATAGCAGGCATACAGAAGGCGAAGGAACTGCATGTTGCAAGAACGTCAACCGGGTTGAAGAAAACATGCGACAAAGCGAAGAAGTATTTTCCGACATTCGGTATTGCTTCGCTTATGGACGTTGCTACGTGTATTATCTCTCCCTTCCCTATGTTCTCCATCGCCTGGTCGGTCTATCTGCTTTCGTGCGAGTTTAAGAGCATCCGGGAGAAGGCATACGAGAAGGCAGAGATACGCAAGCAAGACCGCACGATGCAGGTGATCCTGGAGAATAAGGACGAAATTGCGAAGGCAGTTGTCGAGATAATGAAGGAAGAGCGGAAGAAAGGAGGAGATAATGAGGATAACTAGAGCGCAACTTTTAAAGGTAATGCCGAATGCAGGCAGCAGGGCAGACACCTACCTTCCAATCATCAACGGATGGGCAGAGCATTTCCACATCAACACCCCACTAAGGATGGCGCACTACCTCGCACAGATTGCCCATGAAAGCGGAGAGTTGAGATACACCAAGGAACTGGCAAGCGGCAGAGCCTACGAGGGCAGGAAAGACCTCGGAAACACCCAGCAGGGCGATGGCGTGAAGTATAAGGGCAGGGGATTGATACAGATTACCGGGCGAGCCAACTACCGGAAATATGCAAATTTTTGCGGCTTCGATGTTGTGGACAGTCCCGAACTTCTGGAGCGGGCTCTGGGAGCAACGAAATCCTCGATGTGGGTATTCGACACTTTCGGCTGCAATGAGTTGGCAGACCAAGACAACTTGAAGGCTATCCGAAGGAAGATAAACGGAGGATACTATGGACTGGCAGCCTGCGAGAAGTATTTGAAGCGAGCCAAGGAAGCCTTGAAAATCAAGGTGCTTGCGTAATAAACACATCAATCTAAAGTTTATAAAGTATGGAAAATTCAAGAAAAGGGCGAAATTTGCGTTCTGTGGCGTTATTTCTCGCCATGCTTATAATTGCCCCACTTTTGATTTTGGGCTGTTCCTGCGCCAAAACAGCGCAAAATAACACGGTTTATCACGACAGCGCACACACCAGTGCAAGACGTGACAGCGTGAACCAGCGACAGATCCACTGGCAGGACACCCGGCAGGGCGACACCGTAATCAAGCAGGACAGCGTGCTGGTGTACATCAAGGGCGACACTGTAATCAAAGAGCGGTGGCACAATCTTACGACCACCAGATGGAAGACAACGACCAAGACGGACACCATCGTGGGCGACATTTACACATTCGTGACCGACACCATAAAGGTCAAGTATTACGTGAACCGATACAAGACCAAGGAGGTAGAGAAACCAGTGAGCACATGGCACAAGATAAGATTACTCGCTGGCGATTGCGTATTGCTATTCCTGCCAATCTTTGCGGTTCGCTGGATAAATGAGCGCATCAAGAAGAGAGTTCAATAGGTTCAATCATAATATCAATTTTTAGAAGGGCAGGAAGCGCAGGAGAGCGTTTTTCTGCCCATTTTTTGTGCGAAGAACACTTTTCATTGAGAGAAAAGGGGTAGGGGATATGAGAGTTAGATATATTCATTCTAGCTAATGCGTGCAGGTTATTATTATATAGAGCGTGGAAAACGTACCGAGAACGACCGAAAACGTACCGAGAACGACCGAAAACGTACCGAGAACGACCGAAAATAGCTGCGCTTACGACATAAACAGCCAACAAAAGTTAAAATATTAATATCTTTCGGGAAAAGTTTTGGTAGAACCGAAAAATATTAATATCTTTGCATCGTGTTTAGGAGATAAGCACATTAAACATTCAGTAACTAAGCCCTAGGCAACACGGTTAAGCCAGAGAAAAATGAAAAAGCCAAATTCAAACGTTTTAGAGTTCACAACAAAGTTTATAAACTCAAACTTCCGTATTAAGGTCTTCGGACGCACAGAGGATGGCAAGAAGATAAACACACTCGTAGGAGTAAGCGGAATCTTGAAGCTCATCGGAGCAGAACTCTTCAATAAGTTTATCAAGCGAGCATTGAAGGCTGGTATGGACGCTTGCCGCTGCGCACTCAGAAGAGGATTGGTTGTAACATTGTATACTAAGTAATCAAGGGAGGACAGAGAAATGGCAAGAGCAAAATATTACATCAAGAGCCAGATAGAAGGCGAGGAAATCGAGGAGCTGGCAAACTTTACACGCAAGGACAAGGCAGAGCAATTCTTGAACGGCTTGTTTAGGGAATATAAAAAAACCGATAATTTTTATCCACACTGGGTACGTCAAGGTTATTTCAAGACTGAATTTGCATGCTTAGGATTGAATCGTACAACAGAGTATTGGATTGAAAAGTATTAATCAGCAGGGCTTGCGCCCTGCACAATATATCAAGATATGAAACAGTACATTTTGAACGGCAAAAATAGCCTTGGGCAAGTTGATAGTCACATCGAAGACTACAGAACCAAGGAGATAATGGAGGAATAGTTTTCTCGAATCAAGGAAACCTTCAGGAACAACCCACATGCAGAAATGATGGAAGAAGGAGACCGACACTTCAAGGTTAAAATGGGAGGAGTGACATACAAGTATTACATCACTGAACGAGAAATTTAAATTTGGTAAGATATGAAGGAATACGACAAGATACCAGCACAAGCAGTGGTCGAGGTAACGACCAGCTGGGGAAGAACCTGCCTGCGAGAGATTGGGCGAGACCTAGATGAAGGTACGGTGCTCGATGGCTATTATTATCCGGTAAGCAAGGCTTTCGACTTTAATTGGAAGGGAGAAGGCGCAATGCTGTGGATCGGGGACAACGGAAGGCTTGTCAGTCTTGGAGAAGGACAAAAGCATAAATACATGATGCTTGGTCGTATGCTATCCGATTGCAAGTACTTCCTTCGCTATCCATACTGGCGACACCTCTATTTCCCGAGCATCGCCCGGCATTGCAAGGAAATGCGCCAGTACTGGCTGGAGTTGAATATCAAGCCGGAGTGGTTATCTTATAAGCAGATCGGCAGGATTGAACACAAGATGAACAGAATGAAAACCAAGTTGGATAGACAACTGAAGATAGACCATTTAAAAGAGACAGAAGACAATGACAGAACAAGAGAACGAAGAAGGGTGCTGGCGATGCGGTCATTCTTGATTATTTCAGAGGAGGATTGATGTATGGCTAATATATATATTACCAAAGAGGAATATGATGCAATATCTTTTTGCTCGGAGGAGATTACATCATTGGTTGAAGGAGGAGCAGAAGATGAATACGTAAAAGAAGCTGATAATGCGTTAAGGTCAATTGCATCAATTCAACGTAAGTATCGTAAAGCACTGAAGCGTGAGAATGCTCTTAAAGATGCCAAGGCTGCAGTTAAGAAGTTTCACCCAGAGTTAAAGGGAGAATTTTACAACAAGTTAGTTAAGAATGTAGCAGAACAATTAATAAACGGAGGTAAAAATGGCAAAGATTAAGAGTACCAAGAAGGGAGCAGGCAAGACGGTCAAGCTAGTTGGCATACAGATAGACAACGACCTGCTGCCTTTCCTCAACGCATTGCCCAACAAGTCACGATTCATCAATGATTTGTTGAGAAAGAATTTTTTTGGTAAATAATTTGGTGGTTTCAAAGGAAAAGCGTACCTTTGCATCACTGAATGTTTAAAGTGGTCTCCACTTATTACCCCAGCGGCTCGACTTTTTCACCGCTGGGGTATTTTTATGCTCTTTTCCCGATTTACCCCGAAATTTGCGTTCTGTGCCGCTTACGTGGTAAGCACGTAAAACTATCCCCGAAAACAATTTGAGCCGTTTCTGCGGCAAATTCGCATGAAATAAGGCTATTTTTTGTTGTACAGCACGTAATCAATAACCCTGCGGTTGGCTTCATCTACCCTCGATAGGTCTGCATTGATGTAGGTATCAGTTACCCGGACACCGAACGAGTGACCCAGCGCAAGCGACACCACGTCCTTTTGTATTCCAAGATTGAAGGCGATAGATGCCCACGTATGGCGAGCGTAGTACGTAGTAAGCCCTGGGCGCACCTTTGCGAGTTTCTTATTAATCATAACCGTTGCAGTGTCAACGTTCTTGAAATGCTCAGAGAAGCGAAGCAGCTTCTTTTCCCCTTTGTACTTCTCGATGATGCGGACTGCTTCTGGATGAAGCAGGATGGAGTAATGCCTGCCAGTCTTCGCCCGGTCGTATTCCAGTCTGCCACGGACGAGATTCTCCTTTGTCAAGGCGAACAAGTCACGCACATTTATACCAATCAGCAGGAACATCAGCAGGAACATGTCGACCAGCTCATCACCACCAGCTTCGAAGACAGAGCGGATTTCATCAACCGACAAGTCTCGCTTTTTCGTTGTCTCAAGCCGGAGACTGTACCTGCGGAAAGGGTAGTTTTTCGTCTGCTCATTATCTATCGCCAAGTTAAAGACAGCAGCGACACAGAGCATCCTGCTGGTTCTGGTATTCCTAGACAAGCCTTCCTTTGCCATGAACGCATCGAAGTCTTCAAGCCAAGAGCGGTTAATCTCATCGTATGTAAGCAGAGCCGCTTTTTCCTTCCCGATGAAAGCTTCAATCTTTGCCCAAGTGTACTTGTATCTGTTTATTGTATTTTCTTTCAGATTCCTTCCCTCGTAGGCAATGAAGCCATCACGAAGCAGAGCGACCTTTTCCCTTGCAGGCTCGGCTTCAAGCATGATTAAGTCCCGGAGTTCCCTAGCCGTAATATCGCCCCGGTATGTTTCCCTGCATTGCGCCTTCATCATCATTCTATTATAAAAATTCAGACGGTCAAGAAGGAAGTCGTTGATAGCATCACGATCCGGACGCTTGCGCACCTTGCAAGCCCTTTTATCCCACTCATCTTTCTTGCAGTATTGATTGAGGGAAATGAAGGCAGTCCCACCATGGTGGTTGACAGCAAGCCGGATGGAGAACGTACCATCCTGCCTTTTTACCCTTGTATCTAGATATAGTCTAAGTGTTGCCATAATTCCGTGCAGTATTTATTCAGTTTATTTTCAGCGTTAAGAGCCGCAATTGTGCAACATGGTGCATGATTGCGGCATTTTCAAGTTATCAGAGCATCAGAGAACCCCTTTAAACACTGAGAAACACAGTAAAGTTGTACTTAAAATCATAATCTTTTCCTTTCTTTTTTATGTTATTATCAATGTTATT